GGTCGGTTGACCGCTGGGATTATCGGTGGAGCGAGGCGACCAAGCGGGCCGCTATTAAGGCGTCTTACTACATCCATGCCCACAAAGGGACCATCGGCGCGCTGCGCCGTGTGGTCGAGCCCTTGGGCTACCTGATTGAAATTGTCGAGTGGTTCAAAACGGTACCCGAGGGTGTTCCGGGCACCTTTGCGCTGAAGGTCGGCGTTCTTGATACCGGGATTACAGAGGAAATGTATCAGGAGCTTGAGCGCCTGATTGACGACGCCAAGCCGGTCACCCGGCAGCTAACGGGGCTCGCGATCAGCCTCGAAACTCAAGGCTTTTTGAATATCAGTGTCGCCCTGTACGAAGGCGACGAAATCGACGTTTACCCGCCGGTCATGCGTGACATCGAGGTCACCGGGTCTTTCGGCGTGGTCGGGCGCGAACACTCCATAGACACCTTGGACGTTTATTATGATTGATGCGAATTCGCAGTTTTTCGCCATCCTCACGAAAGTGGGGAGAGCCAAGCAGGCGAACGCCGACGCGCTCGGTATCCCCTGGAAGATCACTGAAATGGGCGTGGGTGATGCAAATAACACTGACCCAATCCCAAACGAAGCGCAAACCCGGCTGATTAATGAATGGCGCCGACGCCCATTGAATCAGCTCCGTGTTGACCCGGCCAACTCGGCGGTGATAATCGCCGAGCAGATTATCCCGGCCGATGAAGGCGGGCGCTGGATTCGCGAAATCGGCCTGTATGACGCGGACGGTGATCTGATTGCGGTGGCCAACTGCGCGCCGAGCTTCAAGCCGATACTGTCGCAGGGTTCCGGCCGCACGCAAGTAGTGCGGATGAATTTCATCGTAGCCAGTACTGGCAACATTACGCTGAAGATTGACCCGGCCGTGGTGCTGGCTACTCGTGAGTATGTCGATCAGCGGATTCTGGAGGAACTTTACAAGCTCGACAGCAAGCAGTCGGTGCGTGTGGCCACCACGGGCAACATCGCATTGGCGGGGCTTCAAACCATTAATGGCGTTGCTCTGGTGGCGGGTGATCGGGTTTTGGTGAAAAACCAAGCGGTCGCTAAAGACAACGGCCTGTACGTCGCAGCCGCAGGTGTTTGGACTCGGACGCTGGATGCCGACACCAGTGCCGAGGTGACATCGGCGCTGCTGGTGTCTGTTGAGCAGGGCGCTACGCTGGCCGATACCCGCTGGCAACTTGTTACCGATGGCGTGATTGTCCTGGGCGTAACGGCTCTGACGTTCCAGGACGTCACGCAGGGGTTTGCGCCGATTAATTCCCCGGCCTTGTTGGGCGCTCCAACGGCTCCGACTGCGCCTCAGTTCGATAACAGCACGCGGCTTCAGACCACGGCATTTGCCAAGCGAATGGGTGTCGAGTACTCGGGCTTCGCGCCACTCACTGCCAGCACTGTGCTGGGCGCTTCAAGCGTGGGTGGAATTGTAGCTGGCGCATCCGCTACGCCGATCAACATCACGTTACCGCCTACCGCCGGAGTACCTGATGGGGCGTCGGTCGAGGTGATGAGCGCGGGGGCTGGTGCGGTGACTGTTTTGGCGGCCGGGCTGGATGTGTTGGCCTCTCAGGCCGGCGGGGTGATACCCGTAGTCTTAGGCATGGGGGATAACGCTGAGTTCGTGAAGGTGTCGGGTACCTGGCGCTTGCGTGGCGGCACCATGGCTTTCAAGTATGCCGCCGTTATGTCCGGTTCAAATTGGAACACGAGGCCTCAGTTCGATAACAGTCAAGCATTTGCAACGACTGAATTTGTGCGGCGTAAGGGTAAGCAATATTCGGGAAGCACCGCTATTAATAATAGCGGTTCCGTTCTTTCGAGTGCAGCGGGCCAAGCGATTGTATTGTTTGGTGATACGTCAAGTATTATCAATATCCCTGTTTCGTCGGACCTGCCAAATGGGGCGACTATCACGTTAATTTGTTACAACACTGTCTCGTCTGCTGTAACCCGCGCCGGGACCGACCTTATATACGGTGCAGATCCAGGACAGTCGGTTAGCGTACAAAATATAAAAATGATTTACGGGGATATTCTTGAGCTGACATTGCTGAACAATGCCCCTGGCGCGGGTGCGTGGTATGTCAGTGGCGGCAATATGATCGCTAGTGTGGTCGTCCCGCAATTTGATAGTGGTCAGCGCCCCGCGTCTACTCAGTTCGTAAAGCGAAAAGGAGTTGAGTGGGGTAGTTTCAGTTCCGTTTCTGCCAGCACGACACTTAACAATTCGAGCGTCGGCAGCATTGTTAGCGTGGGGGCTTCCGTAGGAGTAACCATAACCCTGCCACCAACGGCGCCTATCGCGCCTGGTGGGATTATCCAGGTGGTAAGCGGTGGTGCTGGCGCTGTAACCATATCAGGGTCGAACAACGAGATTTGTACGAACTTGAGCGGCAGCGCCATTAGCCTTGTTCTTGGCCAAGGGGATTCGGCGATATTGGCGCGCCTAGCGGGCGAATGGCGATTGATCGGTGGCTCTGTCGCGCTTAGACATGCCGCCATGTTTGCTGGGTCGGTATCTGCAAGCGGCCACCAAAAATTGCCGAATGGACAGCAAGAGTGCCGAGGGACATTTATTGCCAGCGCAACGCCAGGGGCCCCTGTGGCTGTGAGCTTCCCACTAGGATTTGGCCGGGTTGATGAGGTGGTTATCACGCCCGTTAACGCTTCGACTACTACCTCGTCGGCTTGGCATGACTCCGCGTCCAGCTCGGGATTCAACGGGCGCTGCAATATTGCCTCAGCAGTTTGTCACTACATTGCAAAAGGAGCTGCTGCATGACGGTATGGGCAATGTGGTCTGATGATGACCAGCGCTTTCTGTTCTCGGACAGTGACAACGGCGGTGCGAAGCTCACGTCAGACGAATACGACACCCTGATGGCGGGCCTTCATCAGGGGCAGATTCTGGTGCCTGTCGATGGCGCCCCGGTGCTGACGGATCCACCTCCCGCGCCTCCCCCTGCAATTTGGGCCAAGTGGGTCGAACAAGATCAGCGGTTTCTGTTTTTGGATCGCGACAACGGTGGATTGAAGATCACCATTGAGCAGCATGCTGAACTGCTGGAAGGTCAGGCTGACGGTCAGGTGTTGGGCTTGTCAGAAAACGGCTATCCAATGTTGGTTGATCCACCTGAGCCGTCCCCGGACTTTCTCGCATCTATTGAGCGTCTATGGCGCGACACGCAGCTTGCGCAGACTGATGGTGTTGTCTCGCGTCACCGGGATGAGCTGGAAGAAGGCCAGGAAACCACATTAATTGCCGCGCAATACGCCGAGCTTCAGTCCTACCGCCGAGCCCTTCGCAACTGGCCGGAGGCGGGAGAGTTCCCGTTGATTGAGCACCGTCCGCCGGCGCCTCTCTGGCTGGCTGGCCAAGTCGAATAAACGCCCCGCACTGACGGGGCGTTTTCTTTTCCGTTACGCGTAACACGAACAACCTACGGCCTCGCTCATGCGGGGCTTTTTCGTTTCTGGAGATTGAGCCCTATGAGTTTCTTTCACGGCATCACTACTTCGTTGATCGACAATGGCGCGCGCACTATCTCGCTCCCGTCGTCCTCGATCATCGGTCTGTGCGACACCTTTTCCCCGGGCGTACTCGGTGGCGGTAGTGCCAAGGCGGGCGAGCTTAAGCTGATGACGTCCGAGCGCGAAGCCATTGCCGCATTTGGCGCCGATTCCGCGATTACTCGGGCTTGTCAGGCGATCTATGTACGGGCAAAGGCTGTAATCGTCGCCATTGGCGTCCCTAAGCTCGCTGACGCCGCGCTGCAAACGTCGGCCATCATCGGTGGCGTTCTGGCGGATGGGCAGCGCACGGGCCTTCAGGCGCTGCTGGATGGTAAAAGCCTGCATAACGCCCAGCCCAAGTTGCTGGTGGCTCCGGGGCACTCGGCCACGCAGGCGGTGGCCACCGAAATGGACGCCCTGGCCGGCAAGCTTCGCGCGATTGCCATTGTCGATGGTCCGAATACCACCGACGAGGCCGCAATGGCCTACGCGCTGAACTTCGGCAGTAAGCGGATCTATCTGGTAGATCCGGGTGTGCAGTTCTGGGACACCGTTGAAAGCGCGACTGTGAATGCCCCGGCCTCGGCCTGGGTGGCGGGTCTGTTTGCCTGGACTGATGCCGAGTACGGCTACTGGGCGTCGCCATCGAACAAGGAGTTCGTAGGTCTCACCGGTACCACTCGCCCGGTGGAGTACTTGGACGGCGACGAAACGTGCCGGGCCAACCTGCTCAACAACGCGAAAATCACCACGATCATCCGTGACGGTGGCTACCGGCTGTGGGGTAACCGCACCTGTTCGGCTGATGCGAAATGGTCGTTCGTCACCCGCGTGCGTACCTGCGACATCCTCATGGATGCGATCCAGGCCGGCCACAAGTGGGCGGTAGACCGCTCGATCACGAAAACCTATGTGTCTGATGTGACCGAAGGGCTCCAGGCGTTCATGGCTGACCAGAAGAACGCCGGCGCAGTGATCAATTTTGAGGTGTACGCAGACACTGAGCTGAACACTGCCGCCCAGTTGGAGGAGGGCAAAGTCTTCTGGCGCATTCGCTTCACAGACGTGCCGCCGGCCGAGAACCCGAATTTCCTGATCGAGGTCACTAACAAGTGGCTGACTGAAGTACTTGAAGCAGCCTAAGGGGGCCTTGCAATGATTCCTGAAATTTTGAGCCAGTGCGTCATGTTCCTTGATGGCGTGAGCTTTTCCGGCGATGTGCCAACTATGACCCCGCCAAAGGTCACAGAAAAAACCGAGGAATACCGGGGCGGCGGCATGAGTGGGTCCGTCGACCTGCC